TAACTTTTACATTCGTGATGGAGCAACCACTCGCTTTACCTTTGACGATGCAGGCAGCTTCACCGCTACTGGTAACATAACTGCCTACTCTGATCGCCGACTAAAAGACGACATTCAGCAGATCGAAGGCGCTGTAGGAAAAGTTCAACAATTGAGCGGCAACACCTACACTCGTAATGATCTACCTGACACTGAGCGTAGGTATGCTGGTGTGATCGCGCAAGAGGTCGAGGCTGTACTGCCAGAGGCTGTGAGTGAGGCTGAGGACGGCACAAAGACTGTAGACTACAATGCTACTATCGCCCTGTTGATCGAGGCAGTTAAAGAGCTTAGTGCTAAAGTTGAAAAGCTTGAGGCAAGCAAGTAATGGCATTACAGACTAGCGGGCCGATATCGCTGGCAGACATTCAGACTGAGTTTGGAGGTAGTAACCCTATCTCCATCTCTGAATACTACGGCGCTGCTGCGGGTATTCCAGCCAGTGGAGTTATTAGCATTGGTGACTTTTACGGTGCTAGTGCTGTTACTTACTTGGACTATCAAACTGTAACTGTTGGCTACTCCCCCGCTGGGCAATACAGCCCTGCTTTCTATGGATATCTTTCAGTTAGCAGCATTGGCTCTGTATCGGATGGGACAAGTGATTTATATGGAGGCGCTACCATACTTGGGCTTTATTGGACAAGTTACGATCTTCTATATTTTATAGTTTCGGGTAATAGAGCAAATTCAGGTTGGTCTACTATGACGGTTTCTGGTCAAACTTTTAATCGCGCTGATGCATCTTACGCTTATAACTCCGGCAACAACAGAACGCAATGGATCTGGAATGGTGTTACCACCAACCCATACACGCCAACAGGCGCTAATATTGGTGTGGAGTTTAATTAATGGATTACACAATTATAACCCGCAACGGTGAGTCGTATGTTTCATGCACCTGCCACAATGGTCACTATTACGAGTTGCCCGTTATCTATAAAGCCGATGGCACAGAAGACCATGACAAAATAGCGGAAGCTATTGTACACGCTCACGAGTTTACCGAACTGCAAGAACGCCAAGCTAATGCTCAGATTGCTTTAGGGGATATTATTCGAGATGATGTTTATATGGGCGGAGTATTGCAGCGTCACGACTACAGCATTGAACACCCAGAAGGCAGAAAGATAGCAGATAGGTTGGTTTCTCTTTTCCCTAATGAGCCTTATCTTGAACAGACTGGCAACCTTCTGGGCAGCTATGATGTGTTGCGTGAGCCATACAAGAACGACAGCATTAGCCTTTATCACTTTGACTACCCAAGCGACTCGCTGCTCTCACAGTATGGATTGCCGTCAACTACTGATAGACAGTATCGACCTTGGTATGGCCGCAAGTTTGACCTAGTAACCCGAGAAGTAATGCTAAAAGTTGTCTTGCCGGACAACGAGCAGATACCAGAAGAGGTACCGCGCTTAGGTGTTGGCTCATTCTTTGCCAAGATATACCACGCAGATGGAACCTCTGAACCAATGATTGATTGCTACGGCTTTGGAAGCTCTGCGCTGATTCGCCGGTTCTGCAATAAACACAATCTGCAATATCCACTTGCTGACGAATTTGAAGACCAAGCATGGATATGGGGTGCTGTGTATAATCTAGAAACTAAAGAGATTTCCCACATGAAGGGATATATTAGAAACAAATTGACCGCGTAAGGACACAAAATGGCCGCCACCGAAATCCAACTCGCCCAGCTTGAGTCAAAGCTAAACGCTACAGCTAACGATGTAAGCGATATTAAGGGTGTTATGAGCAGCATAGACAAGTCACTGCAAAAGCTCACCATCCTTGAAGAGAGACACGCTCAGACACGCCAAAGTTCAGATCGCGCGCACCAACGAATAGATGAAGTTGAAGATATACTCAAGGACGAAATCAAAGGCCACGAGAAACGCATTCAGAACCTTGAGCTGCACGATGCAAAGGGTCTCTGGGTTGAGCGGGTTGTCTGGGTAGCAGTCGCCGGGATAATCGCTGCAATAATCAAGATGGGTATTTAAGATGAATCTACTTTCACTGATTGACCCTATTTCTACGCTACTGGATAAAGTAATTACCGACAAAGACCAACGCGACAAATTAGCACACGAAATAGCAACCCTATCCGAGAAACAAGCCCATGAAATCGCTATGGCGCAGATTGAAGTCAACAAAGCCGAAGCCAGAGGTAATTTCTGGCAATCGGGCTGGCGACCCGCAACTGGCTGGATTTGTGTTGCTGGCTTTGGGGTCAATTTTCTTGTCGCTCCTTTGGCTGCCGTTTTTGGCTTGGCTATCCCTCAAGCTGATACAGGTACTATGATGCCTATTCTTATGGGTATGCTGGGGCTAGGTTCCCTCCGCAGCTACGAAAAAACCAAAGGGGTAGCCAAGTGAGATTTTTTGATATATCTGAGTTTGACTGCCATCACACTGGCCGCAATGAGATGCAGCCTGAATTTCTTTTGATGCTAGACGAGCTGCGCGCTCGATGCGGTTTTCCGTTCGTTATTACGTCAGGCTACAGAGACATTACCCACCCCATAGAGGCGGCCAAAAAGCAAGGCGGGACGCACTCAGAGGGTATCGCTGCCGACATTAAGGTCAACAATGGCCATCAAGCCTACCTGATACAAAAACACGCCTACGAGCTAGGCTTTAATGGTATCGCTTACGGCAATGGGTTCGTCCATGTAGACAACCGGGACGGCATCGAGGTCACTTGGCGCTATTAGGAAACATATATGTAGACAAATTTGATATATATCTACATATATGTTGATTAGCAATAAATAAGGCGCATTTTTTAGCGCATATAAGTGCCTAATTTGTACACTTTATGGCGCATAAAAGTGCACTATGTGTCATTTTTTATCGCTTTAATGCAGTCCGCGTAATACTCTTTGACAGAATCAAAGTGGACGGCAATCAGGTAAATCGGCAGAGCGATAGGGGAAGCGACCAAAGCCGCAACCCCCACTACCCTGATTAACCACGGGTATTTGTCAAACATAATCGCCCCCTAGAACGGAATATCCGAGTCGTCAAAACCATTAGACTGAGCTGGTTGGCTTTCTGCTTTAGGCTTAGGCGGCAGGTCTATCTTGTCTGCCAACACCTTTAGGCGGCTGTATTTCTTGCCTTCATGCTCCCATTCGTCAAGAGAAAGCTCACCACTAAACATAATAAATTGGCCTTTTCGCAGATACTGTACTAGCCCGCCTTCTGCGCGTTTGCCGAATAAACTGACTTCAACAAAATTGGCTTTCTTTGACTCCCCGAAGCCTGAATCGACTGCGACTGTCATGCGGCAGACAGCAGTACCTTTTGCAGTATGGCCACTCTCAGCGTCTTTGCAGATAAACCCACTGCCGTGAAATGTATTAGTTCCCATCTTTATCACCTTTAGTTGATGCCAGCCGCTCGACTTCCTTATCGATTAACTTGGCTGCTTTAGTTACTTCCTGTTGTAATTTCTCAATGTATTCTTCATCGCGCTCGACTCGCACAATAAGCGGCTCCATCTTTGGGTGGTAACTCATAAAGTCCCACCACTCTCGACCGCTAATCCAGAGCGCCATCTGCATCTGAGGCAGGTATTTAGTCGGAGCCTTGCCCTTTCTTAAATTCTCGACATGGGTATGCGGCGCAGGACATTTGATCTCTAAGCCGCCCGCTGTAGAAACGAATCCGTCAGGGGAAAACCCGGCGGGTAAGTCGGGGTGCAGGCAGAATCCAGCCAAATCCACAGTGCAATCATTAACAAGCTCATAAAGAGCGCGAGCCGAAGGTTCAAGTTCATTGCCTCTCTCCATGTGCGAGTTAGTATAAGTCTCTGGCAATTCGCCAGATAGCCGCTGCGCAATTAGTTCGTTTATATATTTATCAGCTTGGGCAGATGGCTTGCCTGTTGGCGTTAAAATGCTATCTACCCTGCTGGCCGAAATATTACCAAGGCGCGACCGCAGCCACGCCTCAGAGCCTTGCTCATCGTTAAGGATAATCACAGGCGTTTACTCAACACACCGATCAAGTGTTTAGCATTGTCGGCAGTTAAGTCCTCTATGCGCTGAACCTTGTAAGCCTGCAAGACCTTGGCCTTATCAGTGCCCGTCTTATCTATCAGGGCGGCTACTTCAATCACTGTGTCTTCTGATAGTGGCTCTGGCTTGTCGCCTCTCAGCATTGCAGATTCCGCGTCATCGTCTGCCGTAGGTATTCCAGCCATTGCTTGCAAAGCGTACCGGCGAGCGTACGTTATTGCAGAGCCAGCAGCTTGCGGGTCTTTTTTGACTAGCGGCAAAATATACTCATGCTCGATATATTCACCGCTGCTATGCATTAGCCGGGTAAGTACGCCAACACCATGCTCGCTTGAGACGGGGAATTGAGTGTAGCTAAGGCCGTTATCTGCAAAGGGCTGCTTAATTGCCTTAATTACAGATGTAAGGTCGGCGTATTTAGACTTGAAAAATGGGTTGGCGCTATCCTTAACTGCCCCGCCCATCTCGCTCTGCGCCTTGCACAGTGCTGCTGCTAATGATTCTATTTTAGTGCTGCTGTTCATTGTTCACTCTCCGGTTTGTCTATGTTGTAGGCGTATTCATCGCCATATCCGTTGTAGTAATCTTCATCACGACCCACCGAAGGCGGTAAGCCCTCAGCACAGTCCATCACACCCTCGTAATATGAAAAGTTCATTAGTTTGCCTCCTCCCATCTTGCTATTTCTTCACACTTTTGCTGAACAGCTTTTATTAGCTGCATTGCTTCATGCGCTACTCGGTCGCACTCTCTCACAGTCAATTCGTTTGGGTTTTTGTATGGAGTGTCGAGCAGTTCCTTTAGCGCGGCAACTACGTTTGCATCTAGCATGATTTCGTAGTCGCTTTCGTTATGTGCTGTACTGATCAGCTCATCTCTGCGATCAATTATGCGCTCCTCTCGGTAAGGGCGATCAAGCTCCCACTCGGCTTGTGATTTTTCTAAGCTGTCGAGGTGGTCGCGAATGTCGTTAGATACTCTGCAAATAGTCATTATTTAGCCTCCACAGTAACAGTCCAAACGCCACCCTTGCGGATAGCACTTAATGGCCTTGCGTTTGCTGGAAGCTGCGCGATTGCTGCGCTGAGAGTTGTTGCGGTTGCTGCTTTTTTCATCTTATTGCCCTCCGGGGCTGCTGTTGGAGATAACATTATAAAAGATACTATTTACAAAAGTACACTCTTTTTTTAACTTTCTTTTTGTTGCATACTACAGCCACACAAACCAAGGAGATGACAATGTTAGAGCAGGATTTTTTGCCACAACTAAAGAGCTGGGTACGCCGGGACTTCCCCACTATGCGGCAAGCCCAGGACTTCTTTGATCTGCACCACAGCAACTATCTCAGCGATATGTTTGCAGGCCGCAGGAAGGTCAGCAATAAGATACTGGAGCACTACGGCTATAAGTTGATAGTTACAAAGGAGTATGTAAAAAAATGAAAAAGGAATGGTTAATAAACAACGAAAAAAGTTATTTGACTGCTATATGGTATTTAAAAGCTTGCTACAAAGAAGAAGAAAATGTGGCAGTTAAGGTGCGAAGCACAAAACAGCGCACTAAGCGAATAGTGGTGCAACACAATAAGCGAATAACAGATACGCACAATAAGGGAGAATAACCATTATGGCGACCCCTTCCGAAAAACTGGCTGATGCATTAGAAGCCCTTCACTACCTTCAGACAAATGGCTCAGTTGCCAAACGCACTAACAAGCAAAACAACGCCCTGCAAAAATACTGCGAGCTTTTGGCCGAAGCTTTTAACGATGCTGGAATGGATATGCGCGCAGTGCTGCGTGAAGATGTAGACATACCTTGGGGCAAAGACACTGTGCGGGAGCATATATGGCGACCAATCATGAAAGCTAAGACGCAAAAAGAGTCCACTACCCAATTGACTAGGGAAGAGGTCACACAGATATACGACACTATCAACAGGCACACCGCCAGCAAGTTTGGTATTTCTGTCGAGTTTCCATGCGAAAAGTAATTTACATTTTTTTGTCAAAAGGTGTTTACACTACACAATATGTTGTGATCTAATACAAATACACCAACAAAGCAGCCCCGGAGGGCAACAATTATGTACATTAGCATTAAAAACGAAGCAGCAATCGAGTTAGGCGCAGCAGCGACAGTTAGTGGGTGGTCTGACCGCTACGCTGGCACAATCACTCGCATATTCAACGTAGGCAAGTCAAAGTACATTGTGGTGACACAAGATAAGGCAACACCATCTGAAGGCCATGATTACTACGGCGAGCAAAAGTACGATTACGAGCTTGATCAAAATGGCCGTCAGTGGACTTTTCGCATCACATACATCAATGTCCATAATGGTGAGCAATATCCCTGCCAGCAGGCAGTTACCTACAACAGCGAGACCAAGCGATGGATCAAGCTAGATTGCACATACGGCCTAACAATAGGCGTACGCGTTAAGCACGAAGATCCACATTTTTAATTCACAACAAACGGGGGCGAAAGCCCCCTATGCAGGCCATAGGCCAAAGGAGAAAAAATGCGAACTAGAGAATTTACACAGACAGAAGAAATAGTCAACGCGCTTGAGGCTGGAGAAGGCATAACAGCAATTGACGCACTAGAGCGGTGGGGCTGTTTTAGGTTGGCTGCTCGGATTGGTGAGCTGCGACAAGAAGGCTACAACATAATCACCAAAACAATTAAACGGAACGGCAAGCAATACGCCGAATATAGGCTAATCTGATGCATTACTACTCATTTCATATTGGCGATTATAGGTCATCGACTGCACACCTAAGTAATGCAGAAGACCTTGCCTACCGCCGTCTGATAGATATGTACTACGACACCGAACAGCCTATCCCAGTGGATACCCAGCGGGTTGCCAGAAGGTTGCGAGTCGGTATCGAAGTGGTTAGCGCGGTATTAGATGATTTCTTCACCCTTGCAGATGATGGCTGGCATCACGAGCGGTGCGATGAAGAGATCGAGAAATATCACGTTTTAGCTGATAGAAACCGCAAAAATGGCAAGCTTGGAGGTAGGCCAAAAAAACCCAGCGGGTTACCAGCCGGAACCCAGTCGGAACCCACTGGAAAGGCAACCAATAACCATAAACCAATAACCAATAACCAAACAAAGACAAAGGCGCTTGCGCGCCCTGAGAGTGTATCCGAACAAGTTTGGTCTGATTATTTAGCCCATCGAAAGCGATTGAAGGCAAACCTCACAGAAACCGCTCTAACGGCGATTAGAAAGCAGGCGGTACTAGCGGGCTGGTCACTAGAGGAAACGCTCTCAGAATGCATTCTACGCGGCTGGAGAGGGTTTAAAGCAGAATGGGTCAAAGGAGATAGACATGGACATCAAAGAAATGGTGAAAAACCACGCTCGCCAGCAGACAGATTCCGTCAAAGACTTGCCGAGCAAGAAGGTGATGGAAAGGCTATGGCTGGTGATGCTGGAAATTTACGGCCACAGGTGGGAGAGCAGTTTCGGGTCGGAGCCAACGGAGAGCTGGGCGAGATCATTGAAGGGGATTTCACCACAGCAAATAGCAAAGGGGCTTGATGAGCTGCACGAGTCTGGTGAGAGCTGGCCGCCAAGTGCGATTGAGTTTGCCAAGATGTGCAGGACAGAGAAGCAACTAGCAATTCACAAGCCGTTTCAGTTTGCCGCGCTGGAATCGGACGAACAAAAGGCAAAGAAAAAGCAGGCCGCAAAGACTGGTCTAAACAAACTAAAAAGCATAGTAGGTGACTTATGAATACATGGCAGACTTTATTTATTTGGGCTTCATTGGTTTTTTTCATTATTGCGCACAGTATGTCGATTTGTGACACAGAGGCTTGCATGGCGGGCTTGCAATGAAAATTGGAGCACCAAAAGGTGCAGGAAACGGCAACTACAAAAAACACATTTTATACAAAGGGGAGCTGTACAGCTTGAGCGAGTTGGTTGTCGGGACTGATATAAATCCCGGCACTCTACGATCTAGGTTATACCGCACAGCAGAGCGCGAATATATTAACGGCCAGATGTGTTTTGTTTGTACAGATAAATATCTAAGGCCGCAAGGTAAGCCCGGCAAAAGGTCGCTAAACCCTAGTGAAGATATGCCATTCAACCTGACAAGGTACAGCATTAACGTAGATGGCGACATAAGCCAGTTAGAGTTAAACAAAATCAGCCAAAAATGGCTGTCAAAAAGTATAAGGATTTCAGCATGATACAGTTTCAACTTATGAATCAAGATGCAAAGCAGCCGACACGCGGCACAGAACAAGCAGCAGGCTTTGACTTGTACTCAACACTGTCTTTTGACTTGCGCCCCGGTGTTCGCCACGCCTTTCCGATTGGGGTTCGCTGCGCTATACCTGACGGCTGGTGCGGAATGATTTACCCGCGCAGTGGTTGGGCGGTTAAGCAAGGTCTGGACAAGCTGGCCGGGTTAATCGACTCTGACTACAGGGGAGAAATTCACGCGGTTCTATACAACAGCGGCGACAAAACCATCGAGGTGCGCCAAGGTGATCGAATAGCTCAGATGGTTGTTGTTCCATATATGGCAGAATCAGAGCTTGTTGATGTGCTGGGCGATACCGAGCGCGGTGCTGGCGGCTTTGGGAGCACAGGGCGATGACAGAGAGACAACAAAAGACGCTTGAAAAGATGCACCCTGATCGGTGGTACACAGCCAGAAGCTTAGAGACAAACGAGCTAAGCCTAGACGGTTTGCGTAAGAAAAAACTGGTGAAGCGCAGGCAAGGCCAGCAGTACACGACCGGTGGATACACGTTAAATATGCGGTGGGAGTACCAAAAGATATGAAGTGCCCAGAATGTGATGGCCGAGCGAACTGCAAAGATACCCGGCAAGGTGAGGACTACAGGTGGAGGCGATACCACTGCCCGTTTTGCGCCTATAGATTTACAACGTCAGAGATGATCGACAACGCGCCAGACCCAAGACTTAAACCAAGGAGAAAAAACGATGTACGGGATTAAATTTAAGCAGAAATTGGCAGTAATATCTGAAATTAAAAACTACTGTTATCTAGCCGAAGATGGAGACTTGATGGAGCTTACTGAGTGGCCGAACGGCAAGGGCTTTGACCTTTGCATTGATCGCAAAAATCACTTTGAAAGGTTTAGCATGACATACGGTGAATTTAATTTGCTGGAATTGTTGGTTGATTGGAGGGGAGAGAATGAATGAGCTAGACGCATGGGCGAGCAGCAAAATCGACTCGCTGGAGTATGAAATAGAGCAATTGCAAAAATATATTGTTGAGCTTGAACAGAAAATAGAACAAGACAAAAACTATGAAAAAAAGGAATTGTAATGCCGAAAAAACATAAAACGCTGGCCAAGCTGTCTGACGAGTGCGCTACTTTATTACAGCGCCTAGTCAGGCTCAAAGCCGCAGACGATCAGGGCTACTGTAGGTGCGTTACTTGTGAGAAGGTCGAGCACTTTAGTGAGATGCAAGGTGGGCATTTTGTAGGCCGTAGGATATTGGCCACAAAGCTAATGGAAGAGAACATTAAACCACAGTGCCGAGGCTGCAACTGCTTTGGCATGAAGCAGACCCATTATGTTCTCAAATATCGCCAATATATGGTCGATTTTTACGGAGAAGATTTTGTGCAAGAGTTAGAGTCAAAGGCATGGACTACTCACAAATATGATCGCCAAGAGTTGGAAGAAATGAAGATTGAGCTAAAAGAGCAGATTATTGAACAAGAAAAACGATTGGGAATACACTGAAAATCTGTTAGTATCTGCGAAACCTATGGAGGTTGGAATGGATAACGGACTACTGGCAGAGTATGCAACGCCGAGGCAGCTAGAGTATATGCAAGCCATTGAGAAGTACGGCAGCATAAAGAAAGCGGCAAAGGCGCTAAATGTTGATCACTCTACAGTCAGCAAGGCAAAATCTGCTGTAGAGAAAAAAGCCGCCCTGTCAGGTTATCAGCCAGAACGCGGATTATCTCACCCAACCGCCAGTGGATTCACCACCAAAAGAGTCTCTACCCTCTACGACCTAGACGGCAATATAAAAACCCAATGGCATATCCAAGAGCCAGAAAAAGAAGCCCAGTACCAAGCTGCACTTGAAGCCATCGAAGGCTTTACTTGGAAGCCCGCCCCCATCATTGCAAAGCCTACTGTAACCGATTCATCTCTCTGCACACTTATCACCCTTACTGACTTCCATCTAGGAATGTACGCTTGGCAAGATGAGACAGGCGATGACTGGGATATGGAGATAGCTACAAAGGTTGCACTAGGTGCTATCCAGAGAATGATTGACGGCTCGCCTAAGTCTGGGCTGGGCATTCTAAACTTGCAGGGCGATTTCCTGCACTACGACTTACTGGACGCAGTAACCACCCTGTCAGGCCATAACCTTGATCGAGACAGTCGAACTGGAAAGATGGTAGAGGTTGCTATCAAGGTGATAATGGCTGCTGTTGAGCTAATGCTAAAGCACTTTGCAAAAGTTAAGGTATTGATGGTTGAGGGCAATCACGATCTGATCGGCTCCCTATGGCTGCGCAAGGCAATGAAAGTTATCTACTCGCGCAACAACAGGGTGGAGATAGACGACACTGAGTTTCCTTATTACGCCCACCTGCATGGCGAGATAATGATCGGCTTTCATCACGGCCACAAGAAGAAAAACACTCAGCTACCGGCATTATTTAGCAGTGAGCCGCGCTACCGGGCTATGTGGGGGCAGGCAAAATACTGCTATATTCATACAGGCCATTATCATCACACTGAGCAGGACATGGCAGAAGGGGGCGGGGCAATCGTTGAGCGTCACCCAACTCTAGCGTCACGCGATGCTTACGCGGCACGAGGGGGCTATGTGTCATGGCGCGCAGCACACGCGATTACATACCACAAGAAATACGGCGAATATTTGAGGGTCACAGTAACTCCGCAGGAGATCACCTAATGACACGCCCAGAGCTAGAAAAGCGATTGCGGGTTTATCGCAAAGCTCTGTCGCTGATTGAAGACCACTTGGATTGGTACTGGTCAGATGATAACGAGAAGAACAAACAAGAGCTGGACAAGATAATCGAAGGCGCTATTGAGGCGCTGATGAGGATTAAGTCTTGAAGGTAAAGTCGGACGGGTCAACGGCAAGCTATTACGAGCTGCCAAAAGGTGCGAGCGAATTGCAGCACCTTATATCCTATAAGAATATGAACGCACAGATGGGAGAGATATTCCGAGCCTGTTACAGATATGGCGAGGTGGCGCACTCAGAGATGCTCAGGGACGCAAAGAAAATCAGGTTCTACATTGATGCGGAAATCGAGAGGCTTGAGAAGTATGGCGAAACTGACTGAATTCAAAACAAGATATACAGTTGACGAGGTGATGGGGTCATTGCCTGAAAATATGCGTGACGTTGTTGTAATTACTTGGGACGACAATAACTGCATGGCTGTCGGTAGCAATATGGGTGATGCTGATATAATACTCTCAATGGACGTAGCAAGGGCTGAAATAATCGAGGCATATTTCAATGAGTTCGATGACTAAATTCTGGCTATTAACAGCCTATGAGTATGGCTGGGGTGACTTGATAGAAACCCTTGGCAATATAATCGACACAAGCGAGGGTGCAAATATGCGCTCGGCTGTAGAGTTATGGTGCGAGTCAGTAGCTGATAGATTTCACGCTATACCGCCAGACCTTGATGAGATATTTACAGACGCCCAATTTGGCACTGAGCTATAAATTAAATACGTAGAACTCTCCCCCACTTGCCCTTTTCGGAGGGCTTTTTTAAGGTGACACTATGAGCGATTTAGATAAGATTGAAGATATTGAAGAAATAGAGGAAGTTGAGCAAGTTGAGGAATTTGGGCAAGAGTCTGACAGCCTGACCGAGGCGGTAGAGAAAGCCAACGCTCTCGCAAAAGAGTTCAAGCGCAGCTTTGCTATCCTTGAGGATTACACAATAGTGCCCTCTGATTCTGCGCGCCGCAATATCTTGCTGGTTGTCGAGTACAGCTAGAGATGAGCGAAGAAGCCAACACTGGTGGCCGACCTTTAATCGTCTTTGATGAGGAGCAAGTGATTGAAGTTAAGGCGCTATCTGCTTTTTTGACAAAGGCGCAAATGGCTGATTATTTTGGCATCAGCGAGCGCACTTTATTGAATATCGAGAAACGCCAGCCGGAGGTTTTTGCCGCCTATAAAAAGGGAAAAGTGGATCAACTTATAAGAGTAGCCGGGAACCTAGTCAGTCAGTCTGACGCAGGTAACACAAGTGCGACAATTTTCTACTTAAAAACTCAGGGCGGCTGGAAAGAACAGCAGGCCGAAATTGTTGATATACCGCCAATAAACGTGACCACTCAAATTGTTGCTGACGATTCCACAAAGTAGAATATACAAAAGCGATGCAAGGTTCCGAGTTTGCGTTGCAGGTCGGCGCTTTGGCAAAACTTACCTGTCAACAATGGAGCTGCTTAAACACGCAATATCTGGCAAAGAGAAAAATTGTTGGTATGTAGCCCCAACTTACAAGTCGGCTAAAGAGATTGCTTGGGATATGCTGATAGCAACAGTCCCAGAGTCTTACATTGTAAAGCGCAACGAGACAGAGCTTTCACTGCTACTGATAAACGGGTCAAAGATTAGTCTCAAAGGTGCAGAGAAGCCGGACAACTTGCGCGGTAGGTCGCTTGATTTTGTTGTTATGGACGAAGTTGCAGACATGAGGCGAGAGGCATGGTTCGAGGTTATAAGGCCATCGCTATCTGACCGCATGGGTTCAGCATTGTTTATCGGTACACCAAAGGGTAGAAATCATTTCTATGATCTGTGGACTACCGGAACGGATAAAATTGAAGATTGGCAGAGCTGGCAATTTACAACTCTTGATGGCGGCAATGTTCCAGAGTCTGAGGTTGTAGCTGCTCGGCGCGATCTGGACGACAGGACTTTTAATCAGGAATACCTTGCCCAATTTGTAAACTACTCCGGGATTATTTATTACGCATTTAAGCGAGAGGAGTCAGTCCAAAAGTGTTCAATGGAATCTGACACACTGCACATTGGAATGGACTTTAACCTTGATCCTATGTCGGCGGTTGTTTGCGTTAAGATGGGAGACACGTTACACGCCATTGACGAGATTGTGATGTATGGCTCCAACACTGACGAAATAGTCGATGAGATCAAACAACGCTACCCGCGCAAAAATGTTATTATCTACCCCGACCCTGCTAGTCGGCAGCGCAAGACATCGGCAGGCGGCAGAACTGATTTAAGTATTTTGCAGAATGCAGGCTTTACAGTTAAGGCAAAGAATCGACACGCTGCTGTTAGGGACAGAATAAACTCGGTAAACTCGCGGCTTTGCTCAAGCGCAGGAACCCGGCATTTATTTGTTGACCCTAAATGCAAACAGACGATTAGCAGCCTTGAGAGGCAAGTTTACAAAGAGGGGACAAGCCAGCCAGAAAAAGACGGCTACGATCACATGAATGACGCGCTCGGTTATTTGGTCGAATACTTGTACCCAATCAAGAAATATCATGAAACGGCTCAGCCGCAAAGGTGGACATAAATGCCAATTGACAGCACTCACCCCGATTATGACGTTAACGAAAAGCGATGGGAGTTTTACATTCGCAGTTATATGGGGGGCGAGGATTACCAGAACGGCTCATACCTAACCAAATACATTAACGAGAATAAAGACGAGTACAGTCGCCGCATTGAGCTGACTCCTCTGGATAATCATTGCCGCAATGTAGTCCACATTTACAGTTCATTCCTTTGGCGAGTACCGCCCACGCGGAACTTTAACGCTAATGCCAACAACCCGGCAGTAGTTAACTTTTTGGCAGATGCCGACCTAGATGGCATGGGCTTTGACCAATTCATGCGACAGGCTCAGGTTTGGGCTTCTGTCTATGGCCACGTTTGGTTGATGCTAGACAAGCCAAGCATTGCGGCAGAGACTCGCGCACAGGAGCTAGAGCAAGGTGTTCGCCCATATGTGACAATGTTCACGCCTGAAAACGTATTTGATTGGAAATGGGAACGCCAGCCAAATGGTCGCTATGAGCTGACCTATCTGAAGGTGCGAGAGGCTGTTGATCGGATAAATTTAACTGACACTATTGCTTATTTCAGAGTCTGGAGAAGGGACACTGTAGAGCTGTGGAAGTTTGACGGAGACGAGGAGACAAAACTTGAAGAAGCTGCTAACCCGCTTGGTATCATTCCCGCTGTTTACTTGCCGTCTGCTCGCAGCGTTGTTCGCGGCATCGGCATTAGTGATCTATCTGATATTGCATATATGCAACGAGCTATTTATCAGGAGCTGTCTGAAATTGAGCAACTTATTCGGATCGCCAACCACCCCACCCTAGTTAAGACTTACGAGACTGACGCAAACGCCGGGGCTGGCTCTGTGATTAACATTCCGGACGATATTGATGGCAACCTAAAGCCTTATCAATTGCAGCCGTCAGGATCGAATCTGGACGCTGTGAGGGCATCAATTACCGACAAGGTTGAAGCAATTAACCGAATGAGTCACATGGGCGCAATTCGCGGCACTGATGCTGTCACCCAATCTGGCGTTGCCATGCAAACAGAGTTTCAAATGCTCAATGCCAAGCTGTCAGAAAAAGCAGATATACTTGAGCTATGCGAAGAACAGCTTTGGGACGTATTCTGCCGCTGGCAGGGAATACAAAACGACATCGAGGTCAGCTATCCAGACTCGTTTGATATCCGAGACTATGATCAAGAGCTAACATTCCTGCAACGCGTTAAGGCTTCATCTGTTCGATCAACCACTTTGATGCAGGAAGTGGACAAGCAGATTGCCGATCTGGTTCTTGATGATGAGTTGTTGGCCAAGTCTCATGGCGAGATAGAATCAACAACAACTGCACTAGGACAGTTTGCCGATCAAGAGGATAACGCCGAGTAATGGCAGCAGACGACACATTTGCGGATACTCTCGATAATCTAGCAGTTGGGCATCAGAAGCGCCTTGCTGCTGCGCTCAAAACCCTAGAGAATCGCATTGCTGCTCTAATGGTCAACGCCCCCCAAAGAGATGGGGAGCTTTTTGATCTGGAGTGGGCTGTAGCTGCAAGAGATGAGATAAGGCAAGTTTTAGAGGACGAATACCTAGCAGAGGTTGACGCTATCATACGCGAATACCCTGCTGTCGCTCGCCAGTCTGTTGATATGCTCAAGAAGTTCGGCTCTTTCACCTATGTCGATAGAGAGATAGTTCAGAACCTACAGAGCCTGGCCTTTCAAGGGTTCGAAGCTATAGCTAACAGATACATTGACGAAATAGCTACAGAAATATATCAGAACACAATCACAGGCCGCCCGATTAACGACTCAATCCTAAACCTACGCCAAAAGATAAACGGCGTTTATATTGAGTCAGACGATGAAGAAGCGCAGCGGTTGGTTCGCATTGCTCAAGGTGGCGGGGCAAGAGCAGAGGAAGCAGTGCAAAAGCTCCAGACTATTTACGCCAGAGATCGAGTTGGCAATAACTTGCGAAAGTATAGCGGACAGATAGTTCACGATTCTTTGATGCAGTTTGATGCTAACATAGTGACAGCAGCAGGCCGAGAGGCTGGGCTTGATAATTGGAAGTATTACGGCGACACTGTAAACGATAGCCGGGACTGGTGCAGAGAGCATTCAAATAAAATTTACACAACAGAAGAAATCTATGAGCTGTGGAATAATAATTCATGGCAGGGCAAAGCGCCCGGTGATCCATTTATAGTTCGAGGCGGTTATAACTGCGGCCATCATTGGCGGCCTGTAGATGTAGACGCTTGAATTTATGATAGAATCCACACACCAACCACTCGAAAGAGGTAACGTCACATGAGCGAAATCATGGAGCAAGAAGAAACTGCAACTGAGGCAGTAGAAACTACTCAGGAAAAAACCTTTACTCAAGCAGAGATCGACAAGATAGTTGCCGACCGCCTAGCTAGAGAACAAAGGAAACTCGAAAAGAAGTTAGACGGCATTGATTTAGACAAAGCGCGCCAGCTCATGCAAGAGCAAGAGCAAGCCGAAATTGAACGGCAAAAAGAACGCGGCGAGTTTGAATCTATCCTGAAAACAACTGTCGAGAAAAAGGAAAAAGAGATTTCAGCATACAAGCAAAAGCTGGAGCAAACTTTGGTTGATGGCGCACTACTAAACGCGGCAAGCCAAAAGAATGCACACCAGCCTGAGCAAGTCTCTGCTCTATTGCGCGGCAAGTTGAAATTAGCTGATGACGGCAATGTCGAGGTGTTAGACGATAACGGAACACCTAGATATAACGACAATGGCGAACTTTTATCCGTAAACGAGTTGGTTGATGACTTTTTAACAGCGAATCCTCACTTCGTGCGAGCCAGTTCTGGCGGCATGGGGTCACAGGGGAATGCTGGTGGCTCTACACAGAAGCCTTCATCTGTGGCTGAAATGGTCGAAAATTGGAGCAGTGGAGGCCGAGAGGCTTATGCTGCAATGATGAAAGGCCAGTAACCAAACCCCCCTAAACTTTTGAGGAAATAATCATGGCTGCTACTACTAGCTCAACTTTAGACGACCTGTTTGCGAATATCATCGCTCAGGCTCGATTCACCGCCGAAGAAAACTCACTGCTCGCTGGTCTGATCACTCGTTACGAAATCGGCAACCAAGCTGGCAAAACTATCCAAGTGCCAAAGTACCCTGCAATCGCCGCTGCCGACCTTACCGAAGGCACTGACATGAGCAGCACTACTGTTAGCACTAGCTCAGTCAACATCACTGTTGCAGAAGTTGGCGCACAAGTATTGCTCACCGATTTAGCTGCTATGGGCGCTGGCAACCCTGCTCAGGAGCTTGGCACTGTGCTCGGTAACGCTATCGCTACCAAAATGGATCAAGACATCATCGCCCTTTTCGATGGCTTCTCTGCTTCATTCGGCGCAACTACCCAAGAGCTGTCAGTTGCTGACATCTTCAAGGCTGCTGCTACTCTGCGCGCTAACAAGGTAATGGGTCAGATGAGTGCTGTATTGCACCCCTATCAAGCCTATGCTCTGAAAGCTAACCTGACCAACACCTTTGCCAACCCGAATGGCGGCGATGCCCAGAACGCAGCAATGCGCAACGGCTATGTCGGCACTATCGCTGGCATCGACATCTACGAGAGCGCCAACATTGTTGTTGACGGCTCTGGTGATGCGAAAGGTGCTGTCTTTGCTCCAGAAGCAATGGCTATCGCAATGAAGCGCGACTTCCAGATCGAGCCTCAGCGTGATGCGTCTAACCGCGCTTGGGAACTGAACGCCACTGCCGTTTACGGCGTAGGTGAGCTGGACGATTCCTATGGCGTTGAAATGTACTTTGACGCTGGCCTTTAATCTAGCTTAATGCCTCGCCCTTCGGGGCGGGGTGTTATTAGGTGACTTATGGCATTTAGTACAGACACAGACTTGCTAAATCTGATTCCAGATATTCTGGATTTTGGATTAGACACGTTTGCTGCGGAACAAGTATTGGCTCAGGCTGATATTGAGCGAGAGCTGCGGAATAAGTGGTGGAACAAGCGTGGGCTACAGGGTGAGATGGATTCGTCTTTATTGACTGAATCACAGTTTCGCCTTGCCAGTGCTTACCTAACACTTTGGAAGTATGCTCTGCCTCAATTGACCAACTGGGTTGATGGAGATAGGTTCCAAAGCATGATTGAGTTTTATAAGTCCCGCTACTCGGAAGAGATGGCAGCGATATTTGAAGACGGCGTTGACTACGATGCTGACGATGATGGCGTTGTTGCTAATGACGAAAAGCGGGCATATGGCGCAGGTAGGTTAACCCGATAATGCGCTTTTTGGTGACAATCTTGCCGAAGGCTTTTGAGAAGCTGGCTGGCAAGGCTGTCTCAGAAAAGTTAAAACATCGGGAAAAGGCTCTAAACAGAACCGCAATTCTAGGCACAAATATCATTTTAGATAGAACTGCCAAGGGTGAGGGTTTTGATGGAAAGTTTGAGCCATACTCTGCCGGGTATGCAATGCAAAAGTCTCTGGGCTGGGAAGGTTCTGGCAGAACTAGAGGCTTTGGCGGCGATGCCTCTGGCATAGTCAATCTACGGGTCAGCGGGCAAATGCTTGGATCTATTACTCACAAGTCCAATCAAAACGAAGCTGAAATCTTTTTCAGTCGGGCGACCGAGGCTAAAAAGGCTGCAATGAATAACAAGCTGCGGCCTTTCTTTGGTTTTAACGATGCAGAAAAAGACAGGCTAGTTAAATACTTTATGAGGCAGATGAAGTGAGCACTAGAGAAAACATTGCTGACAATCTAGTCGAAACGCTTGAGGCTATCGGATACCCCAACAAAGTTAAGTTGGTTACACGAGAGCCTTTTGATTTTGACAAGTTATCGAATGCGCAATTCCCGGCAATCTTGGTGCGAACCCAGAACGAAAGCCGAGAGGACTCAACCATTGGCGGCTCAATGACTCAGCGAAGCGGGTCTATTGACTACCAGCTAGTCTGCTATGTGAAAGCCAAAAACATCGACACAGCTAGAAATAACATCATTGAAGCGGTTGAAGAAAAGTTAGACATTGATCGCACACGCGGCGGTTATGCTGTAAACACTCAAGTAATTAGCGTTGAAACTGACGATGGGTCGATCGACCCGGTTGGTGGAGTGCTAATAACAGTGCGAGTGATTTATCGGTATAATCGAGGCACAACCTAAGAGGAATTATCATGGCAACATCAACAGGCGCGTCAGGCGTTATTAAAGTTGCGGCATCAGGCGGTTCTGTTGCTGCTGTCGCGGAAGTTCGCACTTACACTCTGGACGGCACTGCCGATACCATTGAAGATTCAAGCATGGGCGATTCTGCTCGCACCTACAAGGCTGGTCTGAAATCTAGCACCTTGAGCGTTGACGCTTACTGGGACGAGAGCGACACCACTGGCCAATTGGTGCTGGACGAAGGCGCAAGCATTGATTTTGAGCTGTATCCTACCGGGACAGGTTCAGGCGAGACTTATATGTCTGGCTCTGGAATTGTTACTAGCCGTAGCATTACAGCCAGCTTTGATGGTATGGTAGAGGTTAGCTTCGCAGTACAAGTAAGCGGAGCAGTAACCGAAACTACTGTCGCATAAAGGAGTAACACATGGGTCTTGCTAAAGAATTACGCCAACGGCGCGAAATCAAACGCAGACGCATAGAGGTTAAGGCATGGGCTGACAAGGAAGGTCAGCCTTTTGCTTTATATTGTCGGCCAATAACCTGCTATGACTTGAGCATCTTGCAAAAGAAGCACCCGCGCTTTCTTGAGGAGACTACCATTGCGTCAATGGTTGATCTGATCTGCATGAAGGCTGAGGGAGAGGACGGCGAAAAGCTGTTCACTGCTGCTGAGGACAAAGTTGATCTGATGGGTGAGGAGACTGTTGTTGTCTCTGACATTGCTCAACAAATGTTCGCAGAGATCGAGTCAGTAGAGGAAGCCGAAAAAAACTTATAGCCGACCAGTCTCGATATAACCTTATTTCCTTGGCTTGTCGGCTAAATAAAACAATTGAAGAAATTGAGCAAATATCGTTGACCGAATTTAACGAGTGGCTCGCTTTCTTTAAAATTCAGGGCGACCGCGATGGCTGATGAGCAAAATGTTAAGATTGTCATAACGGCATTGGATAAAACCAAAGTCGGATTAGCAGGTATTACCAAAGGGCTGCGCTCTGTTGCCAGAGTTGCTCTAAACTTAAAGACCGCTCTATTATCTGCTGCCGGTATTGCCGGCTTCGGCTTTTTGGTGCGTCAGTCATTAAATGCGACAGATGCCCTAGCAAAGACCGCTACCAAGATCGGCACAACAACTGAGGCTTTATCCCGGCTGCACTATACGGCAGGTCTGGCGAGCGTAGAAACTCGCACAATGGATATGGCGATGCAGCGGTTTACTCGCCGACTAGCTGAAGCCGCTCAGGGTACAGGTGAAGCCAAAAGCGCATTGCGAGAGCTGAACATTGACGCAAGAGCATTGCAGAAAATCCCACTTGATGAGCAGATGCTTATCCTCGCAGATGCCTTTGAGGGTGTTGGCAGCGAGGCTGACAAAGTGCGTTTGGCGTTTAAGCTGTTCGACTCGGAAGGTGTTTCTCTTGTTAATGTCTTGAAGATGGGTTCTGACGGCCTTAAAGATATGTTTAACGAGGCCGAGACTCTTGGCGCTGTGATGAGTACAAGTGCAGCCAAAGGCGTTGAGAGAGCATCTGACGCGCTTGTACGGCTAGGCACTTTGACCGGCGGCATTAAAGATCAGTTTGTTGCTGCACTAGCTCCGGCAATTGAGATCGCCACCACCGTCCTAAAGGATTGGGTTTTAGAGATTACAAAGAGCGAGGGCGGCATTGCTGGCTTTGCTCGAACGCTTGCCTATGATTTCCTTGGCGGCGTTGAGGCGGCTATTGTTGGATTGCAGGAATTGGCCAACGGCTTCATCTCTGTTTATACAACCTCCCTTCAAGTCAAGAACAAGATTGCTGGCGTTTTCGGCCTCGGTCTAAAAAGCTCGCAGGAATATCGTGAGGAGCTGGACAAAGCAAAGGCCGCGCAAGAAAGATTTATGAGTGGCTCAGGCGTTGGGATGTCTGATGAAGCAATAATGCAGACAGGCGACAGGTTTGCTGCGACCATTGCAGAGCTTGAGGAATTGATGTGGCAAGCTCAGGATTTGGAATCCGGCATGGCCACCCCAGAGCTGAACTTTGCCGATGCTTGGATTGAGAAACTGGGCTTGCTGCGCTCTGCTTTGGTATCAACTCAAGAAACCGTATCGGGCACAACAGCTAACATTGGCGAAAGCGTGAATAATGTTCGTCAATCGTTTACTGATTGGTCGAATGAGCTTCCTACTTTGCAAGAGTCGATGAAGGATTTGGCAAAGCAAGGAATGGATGGATTCACCAATGCTGTAACGGCTGCAATAACTGGAGCGGCTAAATTTGCAGACGCAATAAAATCAATGGCCAAGTCAATTGTTGATTCATTAATTAAAATGCTTGTGCAGTATTACATTACTAAGCCGCTGTTTGATGCAATTACGGGAGGCATAAGCGGAGGCGCTGGCGGAGGCGGAGCTACTGCGCCCACTGGGAAAGCTGTTGGTGGTTCTGTACAGGCTGGGCAACCTTACATGGTTGGCGAGCGAGGCCAAGAACTATTTGTGCCAAGTCAGAGCGGGTCTATAATCCCAAATGACAGGCTGCAATCAGGCGCTGGCGTTACAGTAAACCAGACGATTAACGTATCTACTGGCGTATCGCAAACAGTACGCTCTGAGATCGTAAACCTGATGCCGCAAATTGCAGCACACGCTAAGGCTGCCGTTGCCGAGGGTCGATTGCGCGGCGGTACATACTCTAAACAATTGGTGGGTGGATAAATGGCAGACTTTCCAAGCATAGGAATCCAGAGCATGACAATGCGGTTGCGCTCTGCTGTATCTATGAGCTCATCGCCATTTACCTATCAGCAGCAGGTTTATGAGCATCAGGGAGTGATGTGGGAGGCTGAAGTGACTTTGCCGCCACTAACTCGCCAAGATGCTAAAGCAATCGAAGGGTTTTTGGCTGGGCTGCGCGGAATGTCAGGCACTTTCAAGCTAGGTTGCCCGATTCACACGACAACCGCAACTGGCACAATAACAGCAGGCGATATAGGCGACACAGAGGTTACTGGGACGCTAACAGGCGCTGTTGTAGGTGATTACTTCGAGGTCAATAACGCCTTGCATATCATCACTGAGGGCGCTTCTGGAGGTACGTTTAAAATCATGCCGCCGCTTCGCACTGCAATCAGCACATCGACTGCTTTAGACTTTACCCTACCGAAAGGAACTTGGCGGCTATCTACAAGCGAAGTTAATTGGTCGATAGATACCGCTTCGATTTACGGTTTTACTATCCCACTAATGGAAGCATTATGAGTAGATCACTATCCGCAGAAATGCAGGCGGTTGCGACCGCTGATATTGTTCGGCCTGTTTTATTTGTTGAGTGCGAGTTTGATGCCGCAGATGGTGGGCAGCTAAACTTTTGGTCGGGATATGGGCAGATAACCTATAACTCTCAGCTCTATGTTGGGGCAGGAAACCTGTTAAGCATTGGACAAATTAGCGAGGCAACAGAGCTAACTGCTAATGGTGCGAGTGTAACGCTTACCGGGATAAGTGAACCGCTTCTTACAAAGGCAAGAGATGCTGACTACCAAGGACGCAAGCTGACCATTAAGCTCGGCGCAATGGACGAAAACAACGACATCATCTCATCGCCTGTTGAGTTGTTCATCGGCTTTATGGACGTTATGAGCATTTCTGACGATGGTGCAACCGGGACAATATCAGTTGCAGTGGAAAATAAGCTAATCGCTTTTGACCGCGCAAGGGTTCGCCGCTATACGCATGAAGATCAAAAGATCGACCACCCTAACGATCGAGGTCTGGAGTATGTCGCAGAAATACAAGAAAAAGAGATTGTATGGGGAAGGCCAGGATCAGGCATTAAATATCCCAGCCATACTCCGCAATTTAATTTCTACATTGGTAACTATAGGTGAATATACAGCTAGAGGCTTACTCAGTAGTCAAAAACGATGTCAGGGAATTGATCCAACGACATTGGGAAGACATTGCGCTGAATCAAGACAAGATAAAGCTCAACCCAAACTGGGAAGGCTATGCAGAGCTAGACCGGGCTGGAATGTTGCGATTCTTTACTGCTAGGCAAGATGGCGAGTTGATTGGTTATTTTTTACTAATAGTGAGCCGCAGCCTGCATTACAAAGATCACTTATTTGCTAACAACGATATTTTGTTTTTGCACCCTGACCACCGAAAGGGAACTGCCGGGCTTCGACTGATTCGTTTTGCCGAGCAATCATTGAGAGATGAAGGCGTTTCTTTGATGAACGTCAACACAAAAATCCACGCGCCGTTTGATGTCATAATGCAGCGCATGGGGTTCAATCTAATTGAGCGCATCTATTCAAAGTATCTAGGGGAATAATAAATGGCTATTGCTGCTGTTGCCGGGCTTGCTGCTAGTGTAGGAGCTGTCGCTACAAGTGCTGTTGTTTTTGGCTTGACGGGATTTGCTGCGGCGGCGGCGGCGTTTGCAATTGGCGCTGGATTATCTATGGTATCTCGCGCATTGATGCCAAAGCCAGATTTAGGCCAACAGATGGGTGGCCTATCAACCACAGTTCGAGAAGCTACAGCCCCGCGCCAGATTCTTTATGGCCGAGCTAGACTTGGCGGCAACATGGTATTTCTTGCCAACAGTGGAACTGACAACAAATACCTACACATAGTTTTGACTCTTGCCTCGCACGAATGCGATGGGCTTGAGGAGATATATTTTAACGATGAGAAGGTCTGGTCTGGCGGCAGTTATCTATCTGACTGGGCTACTTATGCGCGAATTAATTTCTACGATGGTACGCAAACGACTGCTGATTCTGATCTAGTCTCTGAATCTATATATTGGACAAGTAATCACAAACTGCTGGGCATTACCTATGCAGCTATAAGAATAGAATTTGATCAGAAAAAGTTTGCAAACGGAGTTCCGAACTTTTCATTTGTTATTCGGGGCAAAAAGGTTTACAACCCTGTCACCGGGATAACTGAGTGGACAAGTAACCCTGCACTCTGCATAAGGGATTATTTGCTAGACCAAGATTATGGGTTAGCAGAAGATGCCAGCTCAATAAACTCCGCATACATGAACGATGCAATCGCTCTCTGCGATGAATCTGTCGATCTATCTGGTGGCGGCTCGCACTCACGCTATCAGCTAGATGGTGTTATCAATACAGAAAACAGCCGCAAAGCAAACATTGAGGGAATGCTGACATCTATGGGAGGCCGTTTGGTTTTCTCTGGTGGTCAGTATTTCCTGCAAGGTGCAAAGTATTACACACCAACAATCACGATTGATGAGTCGGTGATGGTCGGCGGCATCTCAGTTAAGACAAAGCAATCGCGCAGAAGCCTCTACAATGCCGTCAAAGGCGTTTTCTTGTCTGAAGAGAACAACTACACCCTGTCAGATTACCCCGCCCAGATTAGCTCAGAATACCAGCTAGACGATGGTGATCCAGAATATCTCGACATGGCTCTGCCGTTTACTGTCAACAATGTGCGCGCTCAAAGATTGGCAAAGATTGCGCTTTTGAAGTCTCGACAGCAAACTACAATTGAAGTCCCAGTGAACATGGCTGGCCTTAAATTAAAGGCTGGCGATTTTGTAAATATCAGCAGCGCAAAAATGGGTTGGTCTGCCAAGCCGTTTGAAATTATTGACTACGCCATAAACGTAAGCCAAGATGGGCAAATAATCGTCAATCTAAACTGCATTGAGACAGCCTCATCAATTTACGATTGGACATCATCAGACCAAATAGATTATCTGATTGGCGGTGAGATTGATTTATACGATGGGACAGTAGTCTCTGCACCCACTGCATTAAGTGCTACCGATACAACATTTATTTCAGGTGATGGCACAGCTTTGCCGTCAATACTTGTAAGCTGGACACCTAGCGATGATGCTTTCGTTTCGCGCTATGAAATAGAATATAAAAAATCAACAGACACAGAATACACTGTCGGAACTTCATCGGGTTCAAGGTACTATATAAACAATGTAGAGCCTGCTGCCACTTATAATATAAGAGTGCGCGCTTTTAACACTCTTGAGGTTGCAAGCGATTACGTCACTATCAACAAAGCTGTATCAGGCGACACTACAGCGCCGGGAATTCCACAATCTGCCAGCATATCAGGCGGCATCGGTTCGATAACATTGTCATGGGTTAACCCAATAGACAAAGATTTTTCTAATGTTGTTGTATATAGGTCTGACACTTCTGGCGGCACATTTACTGCAATAGCAACTGTTGGTGGCGGTTATGGCGTGGCCGCTGAGTTTACAAATGGCGGGCTTGATGATTCGACCGAGTATTTTTACAAGCTGTCATCGGTTGACTATTCCGGCAACGAGTCAGGCACTACGATTGAGCTAAGCGCAACAACTGACGCGCCAGCACAACCACCAAGAGCAAGCAAAGGTTACGTTTTTTATACTACTGCAAGTGCATCTGCTCCCGCTACACCATCGGCATCGTCTTATAATTATGACACTGCCGTATTAACCGGGCTAACTTCTGGCTGGCAGAAAGACCCTGTAACGATAGACGGGTCAGATGGAAAGTATTGGGCTGCTAGTTATGTTGTTGTAGAGGACTCTTATGGCGGCTCTCAGACCATTACATTCTCAAGCCCGTTTACTTCTTACAACTTTGATGGGCTGGTAACATTTACAAATCTCAACAATGAGTTGGCAGACCCTAACAGTACAGAAATAACTACCATTGATGGCGGGCTGGTTAAGACAGGGACGCTCGATGTAAATCTAGTAAATATTGCGGGCACTTCATCGTCAGGCATAAACATAAAGAGCGCGGCTACTGGCTCAAGAATGGAGATAAAGTCAGACAAGATTGAAATTTATGACGGCAGCACTCTCAGGGTTAAGATTGGGAATCTTACCTAGTGGCTGATTATACTTTAACTTTAGAAGATAGCACAGTAGGTACTAGGCCGAGATTGCCGATCACTGAGTACGAGGGAACTTCCTTTACAGTAGAGGTGATAACAGAAACAGGTGAAGATTGGTATTTATCGCAAGACCTAAATTGCACAACAGTGCCAACTACAGGCGCGAGCGGTGATGTTGTAACAATAACGCCTTTTTTTGAGGACTTAGATTGTAGATGCTTTTCTCTTTTTCGAGGCGTTTTAGACAATACTGTACAAGGCCAAACAATTGGTGTTTTTAATTATACTGCGGTAGATGCTAATTATGGTCTACAGGTTTTTAATGAAAACGGCGATCTTATAATTGACCCGCGAACTTCATTTGTTCGACTTGTATCTAACGGATTAATTCCTACAGTATCGCCCGGCACGACTTACACTATTCCAATTGTCGGCATGGTTAATGATGGCACTTGGGACGTTATAACTGGCTGGACAATAAACAATCAACCAAGCACAGATATTGGGGTTATAGCTTGCGATTATTCTATGTCGATAGGAACTAACCAATTTACTATAGATGGCAGCGATGGTGGCTGGACATCTACAAATTTAGCATGGTGGGTAATTAGGTGGTGACATGGCATACGGCATAGAGATAAGAAACGGCAGGCAAAAGGTTGTTTTAGATGATAGCTATTCAAATTATTACCTGACAACTGACACCCCTTACACAGCCTTGCCGGGCGCATCATGGCCGCCGCCGGGTGTTAATCAATATACAGATTTTGTGCTTGCCGCTCCCGCTGTTAGTAGTGATGGTTATGTTGGAATCTATAGGGACGATGATCCTGCAAATGATGTCTGGAATGATTATCTCACTGACCACCCCAGCTCTTACAGATATTATATTGCGAGAAAATATACTGATGGTGGATTTACTTCTGGTTTGACATACGGAGTAGAAGCAAAAAATGATTCTGGCGATCTGTTATTCACGCCCCCAGATGTCAAAAGTTTTGATGTAATAAATTATGCGGAGTGGCCGGGCGCAAATGCTGATCTTGTATTCCCCGGAACAGCAGGAACTTACAGTGATTTTCAGGACTATTTTATACTGATAAATTTTACTGTATCGGTAAGGTCTGGAAGCTATCTTGGCGCAAAATATGTTTGGACTAGCTCAACCACTGGGCGAATAGAGCTAAAAACTGTCAACGGCGTATTTGTCAGGCCGCAAAGAGTAGTTATTGCAAAGATTAGGGGTTGATATGAAGAAGTTTGCGTTTGTAGCTGAGGGTGGTGATATAAAATATATCATCAACAGTAATGATTATGTTGATGGAGACACTTGGAATTTTCTTACTATTGTCGAAATACAAACAGAGCTTAGCGACTCAGAGTTTGCTGAAAAAAAATATTGGAAGCAAGGAGCATGGCACGATAAGCCAATAAAGCCAGATGGCCTATATATTTGGGAGGGGCATCAATGGTTTTTTGACCAAGATACTCTACTAATTAGCATGAGGTCAGTGCGAGATAATTTGCTACTAAAATCAGACTGGACGCAAATGCCTGATGCACCACTAACCGAAGCCAAACGCGCAGAATGGGTAGCCTATCGCCAAGCATTGCGGGACGTACCGCAGGACAATCAGTCGGCCACTTCCATTAATGATATAATCTGGCCAACCAAGCCGGAGTGAGGAAAAATGACAAAATTACCACAATTTAAAACTGGAGACACCTACTCGCTGGCTTGCACTTACAAGGTTGGCGGCGTTGCAACTGATCTAACTGGCTACACAATAACCAGCCAAATTAGAACAGCCGCTGATGTCTTGCTGTCTTCCGCATCGGTGACAATTGATGCAGACCAAGTGACAAACACTGGCAAATTCACAATCTCGATTCCAGCGGCCTCTACAGAGGATTGGGAGGTTGGCGATCATATTATGGATATCCAGTTCACATTAGGCAGTATCGTCAAAAGCACAGAAACATTCCGTCAGCCTGTTGTTCGAGATGTAACACGATGAGCGGCTCAGTCGAAATAGATAACGGCAGCACGACTACTGTTGTAGTATCGCCCAGCTTTTCGACTGATGTGGTTGAAGTTGGATTAAGCACTAACACAGTAACAACTGTCGATATTGGCGCAATAATCGCGGCAAGCCCAGAGGACGACACGCTTGACGATGTAACTGGGCGCGGCAATACAACCACCAACGATATTACTGTCGGAGGCATTACTGCCGACTCATTGCAGCTCACAGGCGGCAGCGGCACACAGGGTACGCTGTCATGGAATGTGGACGAGGAAACGCTCGACCTAATTCAAAATGGCGCGACTTTGCAGGTTGGCCAAGAAATACACTTCCACGCCAAAAACCAGACAGGCTCCGACATACCAAACGGCACTCCAGTGATGGCTGTTGGCACTTTAGGCGCATCAGGCCGGATTCTCATCGCGCCTATGGTTGCAGATGGGTCAGTAGCCCCGCGATTTTTTCTCGGCCTGACAACTGAATCTATAGCGAATGGTGATGATGGCAAGGTTACTCACTTTGGTAAAGTTAGAGATTTAGATACCAGCGGCTACACTGAGGGCACTGTTCTCTGGTGCGACCCGGTAAATCCTGGTGGGTTTACAATGACCGAGCCTGCCGCCCCCAACCTTAAAATCGGCGCTGTTTTTGTTGTCAATGTGCACGCAAACAACGGCACAGTGATGGTCAGGTCTGATAAAGGCCACAGGCTATTTGATTCGCACGATGTGCAGGTCAGCAATCAGGCTGATAAAGATGCGCTGATGTGGAATTCATCAACAGGCCGATGGGAAAACCAGCTAGTGGCAAGCGCACCGCTAACTGAATACACGCTGTCTGATGGCAGTAACAGCGGAGCGCAAACCATTCAATCAGCACTTGAGCTGGAGCAAACTAAAGTAGTCCTCGGAGGCAATTACTAATGGCTAACAAAATCGTTTTAAAACATCGCAGCAGTGACACCGCAGAACCCACCGGGTTGTTGGCAGGTGAGATTGCATCGAACATCAATGCGAGCGGAAAAAAGCTCTACGTTGGTACTGGCACAGGCAACATTGTGTTTGCCGACCAAACCTATGTAGATAACGAAATTTCAGCTCTAAGCGATGTCAGCCTATCAAGCGCATCTTTTAGCACTTCGACAGGCGTTATTACCTTAACTAAAAGCGATGCCAGCACAGTAACTGTAGACATTGACGGGCGTTTCCAACCGCTCGACTCTGACCTGTCTGCAATCGCTGCGCTATCGCCTGCCGATGGCAACTTTATTGTTGGTAGCGCGTCTGGCTGGGTTGCCGAGTCTGGCGCAACTGCTCGCTCATCTTTGGGGCTGGGAAGTGCTGCGACTACCGCATCGACCGACTACGCAACTGCCGCACAAGGCACAAAGGCTGACACTGCACACGGCTGGGGAAATCACGCTGATGAAGGTTATGCGACAGAAGGGTATGTGACTACCGCTGTTGCCAATGTGGTTGACGCTGCTCCTGCTGCATTAGACACGCTAAACGAGTTAGCTGCCGCTTTAGGCGATGATGCCAACTTTGCCGGTACTATTACCGCCAGCATTGGCACTAAGCTAGACACTAGCACTTGGACTGCCTCTGCCGCATCTGGAATTACCAGCACACAGGTTACCAACTGGGACACAGCCTATGGTTGGGGCAACCACGCATCTGCTGGCTACCTTACCAGCTACACTGAGACTGACACACTTGCCAGCGTAACAGGCCGAGGCGCTACAACATCTACTGCAATCAACATTGGCACTGGATCAACCATCAACTCGGTTGCAATTTTGACTGCGAACTCTACTATAGATGGCGGTACTTACTAAGAGGTTCGCATGGCAAACACCATCAAAGTGAAGCGCGGCACTGATGCAAACCGCGCAGGCGTTACCCCGGCGGAAGGTGAGCTGCTATACACAACCGACACAAAAAAAGTCTATGTCGGTGATGGCTCCACCGCCGGGGGGAACGAGGTCGGTGGGGGCGGCGGAAGTAGTCAAACTCCTGCGGAGCTTTTGGCCGACATCAAAACAGTCGATGGTTCAGGTTCAGGTTTAGATGCTGATTTATTAGACGGCCAGCAGGGTTCTTATTACGCAGCCGCATCGTCACTGAGCAACTACACCCCACTAGACCACATTCGCTCTTTGGGTGTGCCACGTTTTACGAACGGTACAGACCCTAACATAACAACAGCGCAAGTTATTGCAGAGATAGAAAGCGAT